TTTGTTGTTTTTTGTTTTTTGTTTTTTTTTCCCCCATTTTTGCCTTGAGGGCAAAGTGTTTGTTTTTTTCGAAAAAAAAAAAAAAAAAAAAAAAAACGACTCCAAAGTAGAAGTGGGGGGGGTCTCAAAACGAAAATCGAAAATGGGTCTGGCAAGTCCCCAAGGCATTCAGTCTTTGGTATTGCCGTATAAACCGTTTATAGAGCAATATCGAGCACTGCGCTGTCTCTCTGGACTGGGAGTAAGGGAGCGGGCGCTGTCTCTCTGGACTGCCAGTTAGGGGGGAGGCTGGTCCCCCCCATTCTCACAGTGCCCCCATCGTCTGTGCCGCGATAACTGCGAGAAGGATCAGGCCTGCGATTGCGAAACCTGTCCAATAAACTTGCATGTCGAACTGCATTTTAGACTCCTGTTGTGGGGGAAAGTTGGTGGGGGATTGCTCCCCCACCGATTGACTTAGGCCGCGATACCGAGGGCAGCCTTTTGCTCGTCAGTCATCATGGCCAGCAACTGATCGGCGGTGAGGCCCCGGACAGTTTTGACCGGATTGGCTGACGAAATCACCCGCAGGTCGCCGTTGCGCAGGGCGTCCAATTTCTTGTCGGCGATGGCCTCGGACAATTCCTGATAATCTTTCGGATTGTCCTTCTTGGTGATGGAGGCATGGGTATCCTTCACCACGTTCTCGAGTCCCTTGTGGGCAATGTGCTGCGCGACGGGCGACATATCATCCCAGTCGAATCCGAAATCGGACATGTCGACAGTGCGGGTGATATCCTTGCCGAGAGAAAGTGTAATCATTTTAGACTCCATTTGCCCCGTGGGGCGGTTGCCGAACTCCCTGTCCGGTATGAACACCATACACGACTCCCATCAAAATAGAAGTTCGTTGTTTGGTGAGTTTTAGCAATAAAGTTGCTGGGAATAGAGTCCGTAATATCATACGCAAGATACTCATCATGTGCATCGAGTGTATCATACGTATGATGCTGATGGTATGTAACATGACTCGAGTCCTAGGACTGCAGGCCTATGAATATATTCTCGAGCCTTTTTACAACCTGGGGTAGGGGTGCCCCGCCGAGTACACCTGGCACAGATTTTGCAACCCATCAACTCAACGATGATGAGTTTTTCAACATACCTCTCTTCCACTGTGGAACCTTTCACTGCCCTTATGTCAGCAACCGCACATAGCTCAGTTGCTCAGAGGTACACTAAATCGGGCCGAGGGTACTTGACAGGGCTGGGCGGCTGTGGTAGGACTGACGGGTTGGGGCCGAGCTATGAGAGAGAACAAACTTACCAGGCCTGACCTTCCAAAGCCCTCTTGTCGGGTGATGCTCATCTGTGGGCCACCGGCGAGTGGAAAGAGCACTTATGTCCGAGCCAACGCTCATGAAAAGGACATTGTAGTGGACTTCGATCTGATCGCGAGAGAGCGAGGGTTCGTTAGGCGCTGGCCCCAGCACCATGTCCCGAGCCTTTTGTTGGAGAGGAACGAACGACTTGCGGCTCTCGCAAAGGAGCCGCCTGATCGTACAGCGTGGGTCATTCTTTGCGCTCCCTCGAAAGAGCTCAGGGAATGGTGGACACAAACACTTGCCGTGCGGCCAGGGGACATGGTTCTACTTAATCCCGGGAGGCGGGAGCTTGTTCGAAGGATCAATGAGGACCCTGAGAGACTGCCGGTGCGAAGCCAACACCTTGACTTGATTGATGACTGGCTTGAACAGGAGGCCGCATGAGAGAGGTCTTCCCTGATCTCTACGTTGGGACTGGTGAGGACTTTGAAGCCATCAAAGATAACGTCGAGTGGAGTTCAGTCTCGTGTGCGAAGGAGCCCTGGCATAGAGAGGCCCTCGGTTACACAGGGCGCGGTGCGCCAAGAGAGGACCCTGAGTACCTCTTCGCGAAGCGGAACCGGATGCTGATCTTGAATATGGTGGATGCTGATAGGGCGGCTTACTTCAATCCAGAGATGATGAATACGGCCTTGGAGTACATCGAACTGGAGTTGGACATAGGGCAGAGGGTCTTGCTCTTCTGCAACCAGGGGATAAGTCGAGCACCTGGGCTTGCCTTGCTTTACTTACTTAAGCATAATCAATTCGTCGGACTGCCTTATGATGTCGGTGAGACCGAGTTTCGGAACAAACTCTACCCGGCCTTTCAGCCCAAGGCTGGTATCCGTGAATATGTGAGGACTGAGTGGAGACGAACTTGCCCCGAATAATTGGACGGCCTGCGAACGAGCCGGAGGTGGATTTTGTCAGAGAACTCCATGAAAGCGATCTCACGCTCCTCGACGCTCCGCGTGGTGTCCAGTCAAGACCAATCGCTAAGCTGCGAGACTCACACCATGCACTCGCTCGGGCTCTCGCAGCAGGAATGCGACCAGGTGAGGCAAGTCTCATTACCGGATACAGCCTTAGCCGCATCAGCGTACTTCAGGCCGACCCGTCTTTCAAAGAGCTTCTCGAGTTCTACCGCACAGCGCAAGATGCGACTTACGCGAGCCTCCATGATCGGATGGCGACGCTCTCGCTTGATGCGATTGCGGAGCTTCGTGAAAGGCTTGATGAGCATCCTGAAGAATTCACGCCTGGTGCGCTTCTTGAAATGGTTAAGACGCTGGCGGACAGAACGGGGTTCGCTCCCACCACGAAGTCCGTGAACGTGAATGTGGATATGAACTCGTTTGGGGACAGGCTTGAAGAGGCACGGAAACGTGCTATGGCAGCGAAGGCCAAGGCCAATGAGATCAAGGTTATTGAGAACTAAATTCTGTAGGCGGCCGCTGATCAGAATGCTGCGATGGCATTGGTCAAGTCGGCGGGTGTTTAAGCTGAACTCGGTTAGGATTTGGAGAGACGGTTGGTAGCTAAGTCCCACCACGAACTGCTCACCGAGCTTCTCGGCTTCACCTCCGACGATCCAGTCGCGTGGGTCGCGAGTGCTTTTCCGTGGGGGAAGGAAGGTTCAGAGCTTGAAAAGTTTAAGGGGCCGGAAACATGGCAGACCAAGGTTCTCGAGACTATTCGCGACGGCTTACTCACGCCGGACAAAGCAATTCAACTAGCTGTTGCCTCTGGGCATGGAGTGGGCAAGAGTGCTCTTGTCTCGTGGATCATCCTATGGTCGCTGAGCACATACCCGGACTCGAGGGGCGTGGTGACGGCGAATACAGAGACACAGCTGAAGACAAAGACTTGGGCCGAGTTAACGAAGTGGTATCGGCTGTTTATCGGGCGTGAGTTCTTTAAGATGACGGCCACCGCGCTTTATAGTGCGAGCGCGGAAAGAGAGCGAAGCTGGCGTGTGGACTTGATCGCCTGGTCGGAGCGGAGCACGGAAGCCTTCGCTGGCTTGCACAACAAAGGCAAGCGGATTTTCGTTATCTTCGACGAGGCCTCGGCCATTCCAGATGTGATTTGGGAGACGACTGAAGGCGCGCTGACGGACAGTGAGACACAGATCTTGTGGCTGGTCTGCGGGAACCCGACGAGGAACAGTGGCCGATTCCGCGAGTGCTTCGGCCGCTTCCGCTACCGCTGGGAGACATTCGAGGTCGACTCCCGCACAGTGTCGATCACGAACAAAGAGCAATTCAAGCGGTGGGTGAAGGACTATGGAGAGGACTCAGACTTCGTTCGCGTCCGTGTTAGAGGTGTGTTCCCACGGACTGGCTCGATGCAGTTCATCTCCCTGGACCTCGTTGAAGAGGCGATGGATCGCGAGCTTCCGGAGAGGGCCTCACCCTTCGAGCCCTTCATTATCGGAGTGGACGTGGCTCGCTTTGGTGACGATGCCTCCTGCCTTGTATTTCGTAAGGGCCGGGACGCAAGGACTGTGGAGCCAATCTTGCTGCGGAACGTGGACACCATGACTCTAGCCGGAAAGGTGGCCGATGCGTTTAGTCAGTACCGAGCCGATGCGGTCTTCGTCGATGGGGGCGGAGTGGGTGGAGGCGTGGTTGACCGCTTACGCCAACTTCATGTCCCTGTATTTGACATCCAGTTTGGCGGCAAGTCGGATCGGACTGACGTGGATGAGTCAATCCGTGCAGCTAATAAGCGAAGCGAGATCTGGGGCTCCATGCGGAAGTGGCTTGAGGTTGGTTGCCTCCCAGCCAGCGGAACCCTTCACCAGCAGTATCGAGACGAACTCCCCGCCCCTGAGTACGGCTTCAACGTGAGAGATGAGATTCAACTCGAGCGCAAGGAAGATATGAAACGTCGAGGTATTTCGTCCCCTGACCTCGCGGAC